CTAAAGCAGATTATGAATTAGTTATTAAAAGTCAAAGCGAAATAACAACTAACGTAACAGATTCAAGGCTAAAGATTGAAATTGGTAACCCAGAAAATAGGGAAGACATGTATAACGGCTTTGATGCTATGGTATTACCAAGACGATATGCAGGATTATGTTTGCCAATGAATGAGGCTTTGCTTTCTGGTCTACCCGTTTTTATGACAAATGTTTCACCCAATAATCAGATCTTGCCACAAGATTGGTTAGTTGAATCAGATCCGATAGGAACAATTAGAACAAAGGTTAGAATTAATTTGTTTGAGGCAAATAATGTTTTGTTAGCACAAACAATTGACAAGTATATGTCCATCAATGATAAAACTAATTATAAACAACAGGCTTATGACCTAGGATTTAACAACTTTGCACCAACAATACTTAAAGACAAATACCTAGAACTTATCTCTCAAATTTAGTCTTTTTATTAAATTTATCTTTAAGAATTTTATTAAATATATTATTAAAGGAACTGTCTGCACTAGACAAATAAGTGTGGCTATCTATGTTTAAATTATAAGACTTAAGAACTAATGGTCCAGAAGTATAAACCTTTACATCCTGCATCTCTGTACCACCAACTTCAAACTTATTTCCGTATATAGATCTCCATAAAAATTGATCAATGAGTTCTAGGATTATTTTTAATTTTTCTTTTTCCATAATCATTGGGACGTGAAGTTCATAGTCTAGTGGATTTTCAAACCCCAACGCTTTAAGTTTTTTATATGTTCCTGAAAGTTTTCTGGTGTATTGAGAGTTGCCATTTAATTTTTGATATAAGTTTATTTTATTTAATAGGTAACCGCCATGAAAGTTTTCTATTTTGTCTATTTTTTTTATAATATAGAAGTCATCATTCATTAAAACAAATGATTCTGATATTTGATCTGAAGTAGAAATTGTTTTTAAATTTTCTACAGCATTTTTATATTTTGATTCTTTTTGCTCTACATTTATATAATTGCCTACATACCAATCAGGTTTACCACCAACCACCCATATGTTTGAATCTGGAAAACTTTCAATGACAGATCTAATAGAATACTTTAACTCTTCGTTAATGCCTTCTTTACATATGTATACAAAGTCCATAATTCCCCCGCTGTAAAAAATAAAGAGGGCAAGTTTTTAAGTTTGCCCCCTTTATCAAAAACAAACTACTTTTTCTTAGCAGCCTTCTTTTTTGCTGGAGCCTTCTTAGCAGGTACAATCTTGCTAAGTGCATCCGAAATTGCACCTGTATCTGGCAATACGCCAAATGCTTTGTCATTTGGATTTAACGCTCTCAATGCAACGGGCGCTATAGCAGCAACTAGTGCAGCCCATAGATCTTTTGGATCTGTTACGCCAGCCATGTAAAGTGCAAACACTGCGCCAAGGACAGATCGTCCGTATGATGCAAGCATTGCCTTTGTCTTATCGTTTAGTAAGTTATTCATTATTCCTCCTAGGATATAATTTGTGTTAGTGTTTTATAGCCAATCCATAGACCAATAATTCCTGCGACTCCCGCAAAAACTGGTGGTGCTGGTACTGGCAATTTGAATGCAGCGAACACGACACCACATCCAAAACCTGTAATAATTGATAGTGTTATTTCTTTCATTAGTTGTATTCTTTTCTTGACCAAATTTGTTTTTTATATCCGTCGCTTATAAATCTGCGAACAGAATACCAAGCCTTTTTATTATATGATTCATCATACTTACTTTGTTCAGAATTCCAAGTATCTCTTTTAATAAATAGCATTTGATATATTGGAGTCCCTGCTGGTATTAATCCAGAAAAACCTTTTTTAAGTACAAACGGTATTGGGCCAGTTAGTGGCCAACCATCTGTATCAATAATTCCATTATGCGTTATAAATGGTAGATCAAACCTATTTGCTGGATGAAAATAAAAAGTGCTGTAGCCAGGAGGAGTTTTTGGTTCCCAAAAGGTGTTCCAATGAAATTCTGTTTTATAGTATCCAGGAAAGTGTGGCATAGAGTTTGATGATCTGGTGTCTTCTCTTCTTGTAGACAATGGTCTAAAATCACCACCCCATCTATAATTAATTACTGGATCATCCTCTTCTGTATTGCAATCAATATACACATCACATGGAAGTTCTTGTGTATACCCAGAAGTTAAAGAGTCTATAAATGGCATACACTTTTTTGCAGTATGGGCACTTCTAAGCCCATCAATAGTTTTTATCTCAATTGGCATACTTTTAAACCAATCTGGGATATATTTTTTGCTTGATTGTGGTCTTGGAATACAAATCTCAGTGTCTTTATCTTTTGGTATAAATAATACCTTGTTGCTTTTTAATTTCATTTAGTATTGTTTTCTGGTAAAAGTGCTAAAAGTTTTTTAGAATAGTTGTCCAAACCTTTATCCTTTAGTTCTTCTGAAACCTCTTTAATCGTTTTTTGTGATTGCTCAATATACTCAAAAGCCCAATCTCTAGAATCAGAAAGGAATTTAATAAAGTTCTCTTTATGAACTGAGTCAGCAGACATACCCATGCTGTTTTTTATTTGAGAGGTTAATTCTTCAAGTGCCTTGTTTTTTATAAAAAGTTCAGCCATTAATAGATTAGATTTTTTTAGTTTGTCAAAGGTAGCCCAATAGGCTATGCCAAAAGAAAAAGACAGGGTAGCAAAAAATATAACAAGCGTCATTTCCATAATAACTATTGTACTCTATCTCTAACGGCATGAGTTGCCCAATAGTATAAACATTTATCGCAGCAAGGTTTGTTATGCTCACTCATAGTGTCTTTATAAAACTCAGCATAGTAAATAGGATCTTTACGATAAAGATTGGCTCTATGGGTAATATTAACACGATTTACATGAGATGGCTTACTCCAGACTGGCTTATCAGTACCCCACAGATGCCCAGAAACGGCCTCTAGAGCCTCTATGTTGGCCTCATTGCCATCTGTCCTAATGCCCCTAAGCCTAGCCTCTTTAATCATGGCATTTGTATATGTGCGTAATGACTTTTCAGCGTTCTTCCACATTAATACCGCTGGATGATTGCGCCAAGCACCAGAAGGTGATTTGCCAGATAGTACCTTTAGTATCTGATAAGATTCTAATATCTGTTTATTTAATCTTTTATTATCTAACATTTCTGCACATTGATTGTAATCTTTGTATGGTAAAAAGGTTTGCATTAATCTTCTTCTACATCAAAAATATCTAAGTCAGATATTCTTTTTAGATTGGATGCTGCCCAAAGCGTTACGGCAGTTAAAAAAGATAAGGTTATTAGTATTAATATTTTTGTTTTCTTTTTCATATTGCTATCATTGCTCCACATCTTGTACAGGCGTTATAACTTTTTCCAGTAAATGGACATGCTCCAGCAGTAACCAAGATATGACTTTTAACTTTACAAACAATAATTTTAAATAGTTGTTTAATCATTTAAGTGCCTCTCTTGTTACCAAGACAATTGCTCCACAATCTTCTAATGCTTTTTTAAGTTTTACAACATACTGAAGTGCTGATATTTTATCATCATGTCCCATGCGTAAAAACTTTTTCTCATCTAATTTTACCGTAAGGAAGTGATCGTTGTCAATAATTTCTACACCAAATCCTTTTGGAGCAGGGATAGAATGAACAGCATGTCTCATTAAATCTGTATACATTTTATTCCATTGTTAAAGACTGCCAAGTTTCAGACCAGTCTTTCTTAGTTTTATGTTTATTAAATTCTCTTGAAACTTCTCCACCTTCTAAGTAAACGCCACCCCAAACGCCCCACTCTTTTCCAGAAACACCATTTGCAAAACATATTTTTCTAACTGGACATTGTTTACAAAGTGCATCAACATTATATCTAGAATCTTCTTGATCTTCATATTTATCAAAATAAATATTTGTTTCAAGCCCTAAACATACGGCCTCATCTTTCCACAAATGCTGCTTCAAGATTAATCCTTATACTTATTTGGTATATCCCAACCATTACGACCAGGTTTATAAGTTCTATGCAAATACCATTTATCTTTTATTCTAATGCCTACTGGAGAAGTTCTTGCTATTTCTGATTCTTTTAAATCAATAACATCCCAGCCACGCCAAATCAAGTTTTGATTTTTGTTTACAATTTTTTCCATTGTATTTAAACTTCTAATAATCATTTTAT